TTTAGATAGAGTAAATGTTAGAAGATTGTTAATTGCTCTTAAATCTTACATTGGACAAGTTGCTCAAACATTAGTGTTTGAACAAAATACAGCAGCTACAAGAAATAATTTCTTAGCAGCAGTAAATCCATACTTAGAAAGTGTACAACAAAGACAAGGTCTATATGCGTTTAAAGTAGTAATGGATGATAGTAATAACACCCCAGATGTAATTGATAGAAATCAATTAGTAGGTGCTATTTACTTACAACCAACTAGAACGGCTGAATTTATTTACTTAGACTTTAATGTATTACCAACGGGAGCAACTTTCCCATCATAAAAGTTAAAAAAGTAAATATTTATAATTAGAATAAAATAAATAAAAATGGCAGTATTAGATCCTAACGAAATATTTTTCACAGCGTTTGAACCAAAACAAGCGAACAGGTTCATCATGTACATGGATGGATTCCCAGCATACATCGTAAAAGGTGTAGGTGCTGTAAGTTTAACTCAAGGTTCAGTAGCTCTTAACCATATTAACGTACAACGTTTCGTTAAGGGTAAAACAACCTGGAATACAATTCAGTTTACATTATTTGACCCAATTACTCCTTCTGGTGCTCAAGCAGTAATGGAGTGGGTAAGACTACACCATGAATCTGTAACTGGTAGAGATGGTTACTCAGATTTCTACAAGAAAGATTTAACGTTTAACGTATTGGGCCCTGTAGGTGATGTAGTTTCTGAATGGATTATCAAAGGTGCTATGATTACCGAATCTAATTTCGGTGAGTACGGTTGGGATACAGAAAATACTGCTGTTAACCTAACGATGACAGTACAACCAGATTACTGTATCTTGAACTTCTAAAAGAAATTCAACATTTCTATAAATAGAGCTTGGCTTCGGTCAGGCTCTTTTTTATATTCATATGTATACACGATAAACGTTATAACAAATAAAAATTATGAGTGAATTTAAGTTCCCAACTGAAGTAGTAGAACTACCTTCAAAAGGGTTAATCTACCCAAAGGATAATCCTCTTTCATCGGGAGAAGTAGAAATGAAATACATGACTGCTAAAGAAGAAGATATCCTTTCTAACCAAGCTTATATCCAAAAAGGAATTGTGTTAGATAAATTATTACAATCTCTTATTGTAGACAAAAACATTAATTACGATGACCTAATTGTAGGAGATAAAAATGCCCTTTTTATGGCAGCCCGCATTTTAGGCTATGGTAAAGATTACCCTTTCGAGTATAATGGTATGGAATATACTGTTGATCTTTCCACGTTAGATCCACGTCCTTTTGACGAGGATTCAATCACCCAAGGTGTAAATGAGTTCCATTTTACACTTCCTTCTACAAACACACCTATTACATATAAAATGTTAACAGGTCATGATGAGAAAAAGATTGATCGTGAACTAGCCGGTCTTAAACGACTAGACAAAATGAGTTCAGCTGAATTATCTACTCGTATGAAATACATGATTACATCAGTTGGCGGTGATGAAGATACTAAAACTATCCGTGAATTTGTTGATAACTACTTATTAGCTAAAGATTCTCGTGCTTTAAGAGAGCATATGAGAGAAACTCAACCTGATGTAGATATGACATATGTTTTAGATAGTGGTGAGGAGGTCACGATCCCTATTGGGCTTAACTTTTTTTGGCCTGACGCTTGATATAGCTCCTGAATTTAGGTTAAATCTATTTACCCAAATCCACCAAATCATATTTCATGGTAAAGGTGGGTATGATTGGGAAACTATCTATAATATGCCTATTTGGCTTCGTAAATTTACTTTTAAACAAATAAAAGATTTTTATGAAGAAGAAAAGAAACAAATGGAAGAAGCTAAAAATGGTGGTTCTCAAACTCTAGTAGGTACTGATGGTAAAGTAAAATCCCCAGAATTCCTTAAAGGTGTAAAACCTAAAACTTCTTATAATACGGGGGCGTCAAAGAATTGACGCCCTCAATATTTATAACAAATAATCACGCATGGCCGATAACGAAAACGAAATTAGAAGACAAAACGAAATATATGATGCTCAAGTTAGTACACTTGAAGCATTAAATCGTCTTGCGCAACAAAGAGTAGTGTTTGAGGGTCAAGTTGTTGATGAAATATCTAATGAAAATGATATTCTTCGTGATCAATTAAATATAGCTAATAAACAAAATGACGGTAGACTAAAAAACCTTGCTCAACAAAGAGAACTTAATAAGGTTAATAACCAAACTTTAGGTATAGCCCGTTCTATCCAGTCTGTTACAGCTAGTGAATTAGGTTCTCAAAAACTAATTGAAAAAGTCCAAAAAGATAGATTAAAAGTCCAAAAAAATATTGACTTTTTACAAAAAGCCGCTCAACAAACATACTCGGAAGATGTTAAAATAAATAAAGCTATTCAAGATAGTATTTTATTACAAGTTAATGCTGCTAAAAAATTAGTTGGAGAATTAAATGCTGTAGAATCAACTAGTAAAGCTATCGCTAATGATGGGTTTCTATCTATATTTGATACTTTAAAGAAAATAATTAATGTAATCCCAGGATTACGAAACCTCCTCCCTGGATTTGACCAAGCAGCTGAATCATATCGAGAGGCTTTAGTTCTTCAAGAAAATCTAGGAGCTGGAGGTATTGGAGGAAAAAAAGGAGAAAAAATTAAAGGTTTAGGAGTAGACCAAGCAGCTTCTTTAAATGATAAAATTAAAGCCTATAGAGCAGGAGATGCTGAAGGTACTAAAGGAATGAGTAAAGACTTTATTAAAGGTCTTCCTAAAGAAGTTCAAGAAAGTTTAAAAGGCACTACAGGTACTGCTTCATTAGCTATATTATCTAATAAATTTAAAGATGGGGTAGCTACTTCTGTTTCTCCTTTAACAGCAGCCTTTACAGCACTTCAAAAATTTCTTAAAAACTTTATACTTTTACAATTTTTAGCTGCTATGCTTAAAGCTGATAAAGTAGCAGGTGATTTAGCTAAAAGTATGAATGTTACGTACCAAGAATCGGTACAAATGGGAAACCAACTTAATAGTATAGCTAATACTAGTAATTCTATATTTGTTACCACACAAGGGCTAGCAAAAAGCCAAATGGCTATTAATAAAGAGTTAGGTACTTCAGTTATGTTAACTGATGAACAGTTAACTACAATGACTAAATTACGAGAAGCTGCTGGATTTACTAATGAAGAATTAGCAGGCATATTTAAACTTTCTGCTACTACGGGTAAAGAAATGGAAACTATTACAGGTGAAGTGTTATCACAAGCTAAAATTTCATCAACTAGATTAGGAGTAGTTTTAAATGAAAGAGAAGTTTTAAAAGACATATCTAAAGTTTCAGCTGCTACCACTTTATCATTAGGTAAAAGTGGAGAAGCTATTGCTGATGCTGTAGCAACAGCTAAATCTTTAGGCTTAGAACTATCTAAAGTAGAAGCTATATCAGGCTCTATTCTTCAATTTGAATCCTCTATCGAAGATGAACTCTCAGCTGAATTATTAATTGGTAAAGAACTTAATCTTGATAAAGCCAGACAAGCAGCATTAAATAATGATTTAGCTACAGTAGCGGAAGAAATAGCAAAACAAGCAGGAACAGCTGCTGAGTTTGGAAAAATGAATCGTATCCAACAAGAAGCTTTAGCTAAAGCTGTTGGTATGAATAGAGAAGAATTAGCTCAAACTTTATATGTTCAAGAGCAATTAGCCGGAGTTAGTGGAGAAGAAGCAAAAAGAAGGGAACAAATTTTAAATGCTAGAATTGCTGAAGTAGGTTTAGCTCAAGCCCAACAAGAAATAGCAGAAGAAGGTTTTGAAACCCTACAAAATCAGGCCTCAGTACAAGATCAACTTGTAGCTTTAACTGATAAATTAGGTGAGGTTTTTGCTTCTTTAGCCCCAATAATTCTTCCTATATTAGATGCTATTTTATCTGTATTAAAACCAATATCCTCAGTAGTAGGTTATATAGTTGAAGGGTTTAAAAGTATAGCTCCAATTTTATTACCTATATTAGGTATTATGAATGCTTTGTGGTTAAAAACAAAAGCAGTAGCTATTATGTCTGTAATAAAGGGTGCGTACCAAGCAGTAGGAGGCCTCCCAGTTGTAGGACCTGCATTAGCATTAGCAGCTATTGCCGGTGGTGTTGGATACGTAAATTCTCAAAAAGCAGATGATTTAATGTCTATGCCAACAGCAGGTTCAGGGTATGGAGATAGGATTTTAGTAGGTAAAGAAGGAACATACGCCTTAAATAATAGGGATACAATCCAAGCTTCAACAGTAAATTCATCACCTCAATCAGCTGCTGTTGTAGAAACTAAACTATATATTGATAATGAGGCATTTGCCCAAGCAAGCTCAAAATCATTTAGTAAACTTTAATATTTATAATAAAAACATAAATTATGTCACTTAAAAACAAATTAGCAAACAATGGTTCTCCATTAACTCAATTTAATGGAGCAACGCCACCAACAATGGCTGGAGCTAGTGATCAGTCTAAACTACACAATGAGTATTCTATTAATGGGAATCCTAATATGTTTGGTACTGTTAAGGTATCTCCATCTACATTAGATTTAAATGGGATTACTCCTCCTAAGTATTCAGATAACTTACCAGGATAATTAAATGCCTTTATTAGACCTAAAAACTGACCTTAAATCTTTAAGGTTTGGAAAAGATAGGAAAGGTGGTGGTAATAGTGGGCAACCATATATTAAAACCGGAATTCCAGAAACCCCATTTGAAGAAGCTATTACTTCTCCAATAGGAGTTAATGATTTTCTATTACGTGGTGGTCTAAACGCAGTTACAGATACAGCAGAAGATGTTTTACGCTTAGGTAAAATGTTTTTAAATCCTAAAAATCCAAGTGGTTTACTATTTGCAGCTAAACAAAACTTGCTTTCTCGTACAGCAGTTCGTACCCAAACTAGTGGTATTTTAAATGAAGGTACTTACACTCCTTTATCTACTTTAGCTCAAGCGGGTGTTAATGCCTTTGGAGGTCATTTAAATAAACAAGGTATAAACCCATTTGAATTAACTGGTGCTTATTCTAATAATAACAGTTTATATGGTGTTAGAGTAAAACCTACCCAACTCCCAGGAAATAATAGATTAGTTAGACTTAAAACCTTAGTAGATGAAGGTAAATCTAGAACTTTTGGTGATGGTGAAATTTTCAATGAAGGTGAGGGTATAGGCGGTAATGTTTTATCTTATGGTGGAGGTCCTGGATCTGATTTAGGTATAGGTAGAACTAATATAAGATATTCGGACCAAAGAACAGGTAACCAAAATGCATTAGTATCAAGCAACCCAGGATATTTTTATGGTGAACCAGGTAGAACAGGTCAAGAACCTTTCATTCCTGGTAACTATTTACAATCTTTATCTTTATTAACTAATGGAGATAGAAATACCTTAAATAGAGCTTGGAATTCAGTATCTAAAGAATTTTTTACTTATACAGATAAAATAGTAGAAAATTTTATTAACACTAATGGTAAACAAACTAATAATCCATCAGTTAGTAAAGGTGGTGATTTTACAGACACTGATACTACAGTAACTACTAGAGAAGGAGCTGCTTCTTTAACTCAAGAACAAATTTTATCTCAGATTTTAGCTAGAAATAATGGTACTACTCAAATTAGAGATTTTAGAAAACAAATTACTCCTAATACTATAGGTACTAAAGCCTATAATACAGCTAGGAAAAATGGTACTTTAACAGATGCCCCCGACTATACAACAAGAAATTACGAACAAAGAGTAAATGCTGGGGACCCTGGTAAAAAAGGTTTAATTAGAACTAATTATTCAAAAGGTGCTATTGATCTTGCTACCGGAAAACCCTACGTAGTAAACGAAATTAATGCAATGTATATGTACGTTGCAGATAATGTTACTGATAGTAAAAAGAAAAATGATTTTGTTAAACTTAGATTTGCAGTTATAAACCCAGATCAACCCTCACAAAAAACATTTGTCCACTTCCCAGCATTCTTTGATGGTGCTATTACGGATAATATGTCTGCTGGTTGGGATTCATTTAAATACTTAGGTAGAGCAGAAGAATTTTATAACTACACAGGATTTAGTAGAGAAATTAGTTTTAGTTTTACAGTAGCTGCTCAATCAAAACCTGAATTATCTCTTATGTATCAAAAGTTAAACTACTTACAATCTAGTTTAACTCCTAACTATAACATTACAGATGGATTTATGAGAGGTAACATCCACCAATTAACTTTAGGTGGTTATTTTTACGAACAACCAGGTGTTCTAACTTCTTTAAATTATACTATGCCTCAAGATTCACCTTGGGAAATAGGCATCCCAGCAGATTCGGCTGATGGAGAAGCAGTAGGTGGTATCTCATACAGAGACCCCTCAGTAAAAGAGTTAACTCATATGATCCAAGTCCAAGTATCATTTAAACCTATTCACACTTTCTTACCACAAATTGTAGGATCAGCTCTTGATAGAATTAAAAACATAGATGGAGTATTTGGAGCAGGAAATATCGACCAAAGATATATAGCATTAACTAATGATGGGGATGGAAATAAAAATAATTTATATTCAAAAGGTACCCCAAACAGAACAGACATTCCTGAATATGGGAATAAATTAGGTTTAGGAAGTTCAGAACCATCAAGTGATACAGCAGAAGAATAATGGGAAGATATAGTAGAACAAAAATAACAAAAAATCCCGAAGGTAAGCGTTATTATGCTACTAGAAGGTATTCTGAAATTCCTAGAAGTAATAATGATTTGTATGTTATTACAGCTATTGGAGATAGATACGACTTACTAGCTAATCAATACTATAAAGATCCTAGCTTATGGTGGGTTATCTCCTCAGCTAACCCTGAGTATATAGGTTCACTTTATCCTCCACTTGGTGTTCAATTACGTATTCCGGCTAATATTTCGGAAATAACAAGAAATGTATAAGTTATGGCAAAAATTAATTATGATGGTACTAATATAGTTGGGGGACCATTTAAACCTTACGTAGACGAACAAATTAAAGTTCGCCAAGAAAAATTAGGAAATTTTAATAAAACTAGTGAAGAAATCGTTTGGGAAAATGGTAAAAGTGCTTTTGTCGCTTTAGCATCATCTGTTAATATAGCTAATAGTAAAATCTCAGAATATATTGATACAACTGATGGAGCTGAAGCTAATATTTCTTCTGGAGAAGATACTACAGATTTAAGTGGATATAATGGATTAACCAACCAACTAGTTAATTATGTTTTAAGCGATGGGATTACAGGTAAAACCCTAGTTACTACTGAAAATAACGATGGTGAAGAAAGAGTTAAATTATTAGATTTAGCAGGGGATCCTCAACAATACTTTGGAAATTTTTTAGCTCGTAATATAGTATTATATGGGGGTACTTCTTATTTCACCCCAGATTCAGATGGGTTTCTTACTGGCCCCAATTATAGATTCGGTATTACAGAAAAAAATAACGTTTTTGATGACTCAGCTTATGGATTTGGTGGTACTAACCCAGATGGTTTTAAACCTATGCCTGGTATTACTTCATTTAACCTTAAGTCTAAAAACATGGGTTCTTTAAGGGATGCTAGTATAACTATTAGAGCTAATAGTGAAGAACAATTCAAAATGATAGATAACCTTTATTGTAGAATTGGTTATACTATGTTTTTAGAATGGGGTAATTCACTATACTTTGATAATGAAGGTAAATATCAAAGAGATAGTACTCCTAGTATGATTCCTATGTTTCTTAGTGGTAAAATCTTTGAAGGTGGGGTAGAAATAGATCTTACTAAAGATCCAACTAGTTTTATATCAAGAATAGAAGCCAGAAGAGAAGGATCAAATGGTAATTATGATGCTTTTTTTGGTAGAGTAAAAAACTTTAGTTGGGAATATATAGCTAAAGGTGGGTACTGGGAAATTTCTTTATCTTTAATTAGTTGGGGTGATATAATTGAAAGTCTAACTATTGATGGACAGTATGGTACCATTAACAACGAAGAAAATATTGAAAACCCTAACAATACTTCAGCATTAACTTCATTTCTTTCGATAGTTTCTACTCCTGAAGGAAAAGTAATCATTTCAAAGCAGGGAGGTCACCAACTTACAAAATATAGTAATTTTAAAAGAACTTTAATTGGGGATACGGTTACAAGAAAAGCAGGTTTTGATTTTAATCCTATAAATTTAGAAGCTAGTGATACTATTACTTCTTTAAATTATAATAGACTTTCAACATCAATAGGAAAAATAGTAAGTGGACACGCCCAATTTGCCAATAAACATTATTACTATGTTCGTTTTGGGGATATTTTAGATTTTATTAAAGATCGTTTATTAATAT